ACCGATTGTTCCAAGACCTGCACCCACGGCACCTATTCCCTGACCCAGTGCTTCGCCTGCTCTTTGCAAATAAGGAGCATATGAACCTATTCCACCCATCGCAGTTGATATTGCCTGTTGTTGAGCAGGAGATAAAGCTGCTAACTGTTGAGGAGAAAAAGGCATTTGAGAACCTTCGCCTGTTAAAGCTTTACCACTTGCAAAGATATCAGCTAAAAACTCTTCTTGAAAAGGAGCTAACCTGACGGTTTGTTCTTGTCTTACTTCTTCTGCCATTACGCTACTCTTTCTAATTGCGACATCATGTCGTACATTCTTGCTGCACCAACATTTCTGTCTCCTCCGCCTGCACCACGGACAGCTTTTGCTGTCACTACAAACTCTCCGTCTGACAATCTAGCAGGAACTGAATCACTGGTTCCTGTACCGGGACCCTCTACTTCACCACCAACCATAAAACCTATTCCTCTAGAATAGCGTTCTCTTTCTAGCTGAGACTCAATATCCTCTGCCCCCTGTCTGTTTCTATTGTCTTCTTGATACTGTTTTAACTCTTCTTCATTATCTAAATTATACAGTTTATCACCAATTCGTCCAGTGCCTAATCTAGTTCTGCCTACTGGAAAAGCTCTCATTAAATTATTATTATTATTTTTTTCTTCTTCCCCACCTAAACCACCACCTAATAAGGCACCTGCACCACCAAACAATGCTGCATTGCCTAAAAAGCTACCTATACCACTTGCACCACTTGTGTCAGCTGACTTTATCGCAGTAGGTGCAGTACTAGAACTTCCTCCAAAAACACCTGCTAATGGCGATTTTCCAAAATCAAAAGTTTCACCAGAAAAATAGTCTTGCCCTGCTACTTTTTTACCAAAACCAGATCCACCCATTGCATATGTTGTTGCACCTGCTAATGCGGCATTTCTTAACGCTTCTTCTGTACTTCGACCACCAGCTAATGACCCAATACCCGATCCAATAGAAGCACCAAGCGGTCCACCAAAATACATACCAATACCAGCACCAATTATAGGTGCTGCTTTCTTTAGTGATTTAGTGATGTCTCTAAAAATACCCATAGTTTATAATACCAAGTAATTGTTATTTTTTCAATCGTCTATGTTTTAACTTTAATTGTTCCATTATCATTAAATAAAGCACCTACTTCTAAATCAGTGTCACTTGTGGGTAAATCAGTCAAAGTAATCTTAGTTCCTCTTAACTCACCAGGATTTTGTAGTTGTGTCACAAGTTGACTTAAACTTCTTACCATTTCATTAAAATATTGAACATCATATTCATCTGGTGGTAATGAAAAATTTGGTGGTACTAATTGCCTACTCATCTATCTCCATCCGCTGTTATATCAACTCGTGGTGTTCCAAATCTCCAATTAACACCTTGTGTTGTGCTTTCTACTCTAAGACCAAAGGATCGTCCACGCAGTCTTAAATGATTAAGTTCTGTTGTAGGTAGTACAGTATTAGTAGACGTTTTAATAAATCCACCACTAGGACTTCTTTGTGCTTTTAATGAAAATGTAGCTTTCTTATCATCACTGCTAATACCAGTGTCACTATTATCAAAACTAACATCGGGAATCATTCTTCGTAAAAACACAAATTGATCTCCATCTTGTATATCTAATGGACTTGATTCAATAAACGATGTAAAAGCAGTGCCATCATTATCATTACCTTTTTCATGGTTATAAACAAAATTAGAATCTGTTGCCATTGGATATTGATAAACACCTCTATCTACCCATGATGTTCTTGCTAAAGAACCTACATACCATATTTTCTGATCGTAATTATATACTACATACCTATCATTCTCATCTGTTCCACCATTTGCACCAGAATTAGTTGCAGATGGATAGAACCAAAACACCTCACCAAAAGCTGAGTTCACACCTGCATAAATTTTGTCTGATTGTGTTTCATTAAAATCTCTAAATACATGATCTCTTACAGAACAAGGGATTACTTGAACACGACCATCATAAATATAAAATCTATCATAACCCATCCAATAAACTGCATCGCCAACCGCTACCGCAGTATTAAAACCACGCACTGTTATAGCACTAGCAAGTTGAGTTATACCAAAAGTAAAAGGTGGACCTATAAATTGCATACTATGAACAGATGAATCTGTTAAAATAATTATTTCTCTTCTTGTTTTAACGGCAGTAATTATTTCTGATCCAGAACCAATTCTTAAATCACCTGCTGTATTAGTTGCTGTTGGTGTCCAAAAAAAAGGATTCTCTTGATGACTGAATCTAACGAGTAGTCTGTCTTGTGTATTAGAGTTTAGAGGAGTTGCTCCAAAACATATTACATGACGATCTCTTTCTGATACAATTACTTTTCTAGATTTTTTAGGTGCTGCATCTGATAACTCAAGTAAATTTTTTGCTCGTACACTAGGGCCTAAAGTTTTATCCCAGTAAAATATAAATCCATCTCTTTGATTGAATATTAAATCTTCACCAAAATTATCTTGTGACCACAAACGTAAAGTACCACCACCAGCAGTTTCGCCAGAAGCAGAACCCCATCCATCTGCACCCCAAGTTCCAGCACCCCATCCATCTCCAGGCACGACAGTATTAATACCTACGTTAATTTGATATTCTGCATCAGCCGAACCTGCACTAGACAGTGCAGCGTCTGCATTATCACTAAGGGTAATGACATAACTGTTAGCACTTGTCACAGAAGTTATAGAAAATTCATTGTTGAGTTTCGAATTTAAACTAAGATTACCTGTGTTAGCATTACTAAATGTAACAAAACTTCCAGCTATGGCTCCGTGACCAGAGTCATTCACAGTAACACTTGTGCTATCAGTCGCAGATATAAAAGTTATTGCCATTATCCCTCATCTACAAAATCTGTGATTGTTGTATTAGTTGGTACAACAGTCGTGGTTACAGTTACAGTGCCTATTGAAGTTATGCCTGCTGGTGTGGTTACTTGCTGATCGGATGTTCCTATCTCACCAGTAGAAGTTACACCATCTGGTAAAACTGGAATTACTACATTACTTCCAACTGCTGTAGTTCCTACTACACCTGTTACGTCTGCACCAACTGTTTGACCATCTAAATCAAAAACAACTTGACCACTAACAACTTTACGTCTCAAGGGAGTAATATCATTGTAGCCTTGTGACTCTTCTAGATAGAATTTTATTTCTGTGCCGATACCTAAATAACTATTACCTTGTAAATTTGCCCATGTGTGTAAAGATCTTGATGATCCAAGAAAAGTGTTTGGTGAATATTTCTCCCAACCACCTAACTTTTCTGGATACCCAAAGCGAAAACGAACAAGATCACAATCATTCCAGCCACCTTTATTTGAATAGGAAGTTGTTTCCTTATTGATACCAGGTCTGAATTGTAATTTTGTTATAGGCATTATTAAATCCCATCTGGAAAATCTACAATGGGTGGATTGCCTGTTACTTTACCATCACTGTCAGTTGGTTCTACAAACAATGTTTTAAAAGCAGCAAGATCAGAACAATTATTTATTTTTGTTTCTATTGTATCACAAGCAGTTCTTACTGCATCTCTGTATGTGGCTGTAGCAGACGCTAGAGCAGTTCCCTTTTCAGCTTTTCTTGTTACTTGCCAATCTGAAAAAGAAAGTAAATAATTTGTTTGTGTTTTTGTTTTTTCAATCCAAATTGATTTAAGACCTTTTTCTACAAGTTGATTTCCATCTCTATCAACCATTTTACTTCCATCAGGATCAACTACCAAAACGTCAGCTAAAGACCTTTCTTTATCTTTTGCCCAATAAAACCTATTGTCAAAAGTTTCTACAACTGGATCATCTTCCCAAACAAGTCCAGCAGACTTTTTTTCTGCATCTGTAAGATTATTCCATTGACGAGGATATTTTATATTGTCATCACTGACCCATGCTGATCCTATTTGTATGGTTCTTCCATTATGTTTCCAAGGCATTATTATCTCCTATCTATTAATATCACCTAGCGTTTGCATACTTGAATGGTGATTCGGCAAATGCCATAAACCAATATGGCTCACCAGTTCTGTTAGCTTCTGTTCCATTATCTCTTATTTTAAATCCATTACTTAAAAAATCACAATAATTATAATCTTGATAAGTTGTTGCTGCATTTAATGTTAAAAATCCACTAGGATTATCAATTTCATATAAAGGACTATATATCATCCATGCACTTGTATTTGTTTCCCATGTTTTTGTCATAACAAATGCAGGTTTAAATCCACAATAAACAAACGTGCCATTTGTACTCCCGTTTCCTGTAAATTGACCCATTTTAGAATATCCATCAACGGAGTGCCAAAGATAAACTATAAATTTTTCACCACTTACGTTTCCATAGTTAGCATCTGGTGGAGAAAAAACTGTACTACTTATAGTATTGTAACCTCGCCAACCAGAAGCATTGCTTTTGTTAGTTCTACTTGGAAATAAATTAGCATCTGCCAATAGACCCTCAAACCACATTGTCCAATAATTATTTCCTGACGTTGTGCTTTCCATATTTTTATGAAATATAACTTCAGGTTTTTTTGATAAACCATGAGCGATTGTTACACCATCTCCACCTGGATCAGTACCAGTTCCAGTATATTCAACAATACTAAATCCTGCTGAAGTATTTGCTTGATATACAGAATCAACTGTACCTACACTTGTAGCACTTGCATCATTTGCTGTTTCTGAATTATCATTGGCTTTCCAATTAAATGTGTAATAAACCCTTCCATTAGGATGATTATGATTGGTTGATGTACCTAATCTAAAACCACCATCTCCACTAGTGCTAGATGTAGGTGCATTGTATGCTTTAATACCTGCTGTATCATTACTTTGATAACTATCTGTTGACCATATTAAATCATAATGAACACCTCTACTTGAGTCTGTAGCTAAATTATGTGTGGCATTACTGCTAGAAAGTGTCCATATTAGGTCAGGTTTAAAGTTTAATCCTGTGGCTTGTGTTAATAAACCAGTATTTTCACTTTGATTTCCATCTCCAATATCAGTGTTGTCAGTATTATTAGCTGTGTATCTCAATGGACTAAAAAGTTGACTTGGTAATGTGTCTGAATTCGGTCCTATGGTTGGCTCTGGTAGGTTACTTGAACATAATGCTAAATAACCACTTGGCACAGTATAATAAAAATTACCAATGTTATTTGCATCAGTTTCATTTTGTGCAGTTAATTGTCCTGCAAAAGTACCATCTTGACCTGCATTTAAATAAATTTGTGATTTATTACTATTGTTACCACTTACAACAACTTCTACTGAAATAACATCATTGTTGGTAAATGTTCTAGCAATTCCACCAGTTCCACTTGAACCACTTTCGGGATTAACATTAGATGTTCCAGTTGAACCATCAGCAAAATCTAACCATCGAATCTGTGAACCAGTACCACCAGTTCCATCTGTAGCACCCACATAAAGATACCCATTGTCTACATCTATTGCCAAAGCTGATACTGAGCCAGTATTACCAGAAGTGCTTATAGATACATTTGAACCTGATGTTGATCCATCAACTTTTATTGCTACATATTCACTACCTATAGAATGTTGATGTTGGAGTCCATCAAATCCCTCATCTGTAGTTACACCATATTGTGGTGCTGCTTTATTAGAAGCAGGTTGAATAACATTTCTATCTATTATACCAAATGAAGAAGCATTACCAGTTCCTGCTAAATTTTTAGAATAGAATTCAATGTACCATTTACCTGATTCTGGTATTTTAAAAGTACAAATTGAATGACCATAATTTCCACCAGAATATGTTGTAGCCTTTATGTGTAAACCACCCTCTAAAAGTTCAGCATTGTAATTCAAATCTGTACTGCTCATCGTACAAAAGTTATTTTCAGGACTATCAGTAAAATTTGAATCATAAGTATCTAGATTAACATCTTTAAAATGATTACTGTTTGCTGTATCAGCACCTATTGTAGTACTTGATGCAGTTGAACTTCCATCACCAGTTTCTTTAAACTCTAAATGAAAACCTTGTGTTCCATATGAGCCTGTATATTTTTTAGCTATCCATATACCATTTTTAAATTCACCAAATGATGTTGGTGTTAATTGAGTTCCATCAACAAAATTTATATCTGCTAAGTAGCCATCTATATATTGAGTGTTTCCAGTATATTTTCCGATAGTATGTTCTTTTGTGTCATTTACTCTTGTTTGATAATCTGTTGGCATCCAATGATAATCTGTTCCAATGACTGTTTTTTCTTCGCCATTCACATATACTTTTACTTTATTAGTGTCTGTTGATTGTGTCGTATCAAATGCATAAACAATATGATACCAACTTGCAGTATCTCGTAAAAATACATTATATGCTTTTCCATAATCATTTGAACCATCATAATCATACCATCTTAAATCATCTGTAGTTCCATCTATATAAAGCATAGTAAAGTCTGAACTTGAATTACCAGCAGAAAAAAATGCTTGGTTTTGTGATGTAGTTAAATTTCCTCTTTTATACCAAAAGCTATAAGTAAAAGTTCTTCTATTACCTGCACTTCCTGGAGTTCTACGTAGGTATGGACCAGCACCATCATTCAGCCTTAAAGACTGAGTAGCAGCACCATTATAGAAACCTAAATCTGGATCTCCTGCACCATTTGCTTTTATTATACTCATAGGTCAGCCTTATGTTAATATACCTGATACTGAAACTAATATTGTGTTAGCACCACTATCTGCCGTACAAAAATAAGCTAAGTGATATGTGCCAGTTGTCGCTAATGTACTTAAAGCATCTGCATTAATGGCTACCATTGTATCAGCAGATACTGAATGACTACCACCATTAACAAATTTAATATTACCAGATTGCCCAGCTTTAGCATTAGTAAATGTAATCGCAGTAGTTCCAGTAGTAGTGCAACTAAAATCATTACCCGCTGCTAAATCAAAGCTACCATCATTTTCTGCAACTAAAGCTCCACCATATGCCCTATCTGTAACTAATATATCATCTGATATGGTCACTAGTAAATTTTCATCTATTGATAATGCTGTATTAGTTCCTAATGTAGCATCTTTACCAATTACCAAATCATCAGTTGTATCATCTAGTCCTATATGGAAATCTTGAGCATTACCATCAAATACAATCTTTGCATCAGTTTCACCAGTTCTACCTATTTTAAATGTAGTTGCACCAGAAGCTGATGTTAATGTAAGACCAGAATCATGTACATGAGTTAAAGTTATTTCATTATTTGCACCAAAACCTATTACTGATGCATCACTATCTAATTTTAAATCATTGCTAACAAGCACCGCTGTTGAAGCATTTAAATCAATAGTTGCTTCACCATCTACTGTTAAGACACCATCTGAACTTTGATGTATAAAACTTGCTACATCCCCAAAAGTCAGTTTGTTTGTGCTATTGAGTGTAAGTCCAGTGCCATCTGTATGTGTTAATGTGGTGTCTGTATCTGCTCCAAATCCTAAAACGGCACTATCTGATTTAAGAGTTACATCATCAGACACAATCAAATCATCATCTACAGTTAAATCACCAGTAGATAAATGTGCAAAAGCATCAACAACGGCTGCTCCAGAACCCGCACCATCTAAATAAAGAACTTTTGCAGTGCCTGGTGTTATTGTAACATTCGCACCAGATCCTTGACTTATAATAATATTGTAAGGTCCAGAACTGCCACTATCAGTTGTAGCATTTTCTATAATATGCACTCGTTTCATAGTGTTTGGACCAATTGTAATTGTACAATCTGAATCTAATGCACCAGTATATTTAATAAACATGGCTCTTCCTGCATCACTAGTAGCATCTGCCACAGTGGTTGCATGAGTGTCTGCGTTTGTTGTTATGGCTTCTGTGCCAAACCCTAATGCTTCACCAATAAGTTCTAAGTTTGTATTAGTTTTAGTACCCCAAGTTCCTGACTGTTCGCCAGTGTTCATTTCTTCGAGTCTTAAATTATTTACAAATGTACTTGCCATTATGCCACCTCTCGCCAGTTAGCTGTTTGATTTGGTACTATTAAACTATATACTAATTCTTCTCCAGTGCCACCAGTAGCACTAACACCCGTTAAGAATACCACACATTGTGGTACTGTGACAACATCATTAATTGATGCTTGTGCTGCGGGTAGTGTAACTGCTATATCTACTTCTGTCGTAACTGTTTCTGAACCTAGTGCTGTTGTACCAACAACATTAGTTACAGGTGCTCCAGTTGTTGTAGTTACATTAGGAATACCGTCAGTGTTTAATGTTGCACCCATGAGAGCATGATTGCTACATTGATAAAATAATGTTGGTGCTCCATCAGCTACAGTTATTTCTGTGTAAGCACCAGCTTGTCCAGCAGTGCCGTTTGTCGTTACACCAGTTGTATATTCACCACCAGTTTTGTCAGCAGCAGTGTAAATTCTTAATGGATGTCCATCATTACTGGCATCACTTTGGTCAAATCTGTAAGTATTACCTTCATATAATGTTAGAATTACATCGGCTGATGCAGTTGATCCACCAATAGCATATTTGTTAGTAGAACCTTGATTATAATATGGATGATTTGAAGGATTACCAGAAACAACAGTAACAGTATATGTTACTGTACTTGCACCAGTTTGACTTATGGCAGTAGTTGCAGATAAACCTGTTACTGCTACGTTTACACCAGGTATGCCATCAGGAGTCCCTAAAGCAGTTGTGCCAACAACACCAGTGACCTCTACATTAATAGGTGCATTCCATGCACCTTGACCCCATGTGCCTCTACCCCAACCTTGCAGGGACAATTTAAGCTATCCTTATAATCGCATTACTTGCATCAGCAGTTGGGAACTGAACTGTGAAAGTTCCAGATGTTGATGTTTTGTTTGATGTAAAATCTAAAACACAAACTGCTTTATCACTATTAGTGTCGTTATATATTAACGCACCCATAGCTGTAATTGTTGCTGTCGTAAAACTTATATCAGCAAAGTCTGTAAAAGCAGTTGCAGTAGAAGTAGAAGTAGCGACAGACGGAGCAACTTTAGTTAAAGTTCCTCCACCAGCAGCATAAGTACCACTGTTAGCGACTTCTCCAGTTGTTGTGTAAACAGTTGTTCCAAAGCCTAAAGTAGCAGTAGTTGATGATTTACCACCACCACCTTCTGCATAAAGTGCTAATTTGAAAGCATTACCATTTGTTGCAAAGTTGTGTGTGCCTAACATTAATTCTTTTTTAAAAGAATTGCACATTGCTTGTGCTATAGCCATATTATAGTCTCCTTATATATTC